GAGCCGTCCCGCTTCAGCCGAGCCTTCGACAGGCCGAGGGATTGGACGAGCTCGCCGGTGCCTCGGGAAGGATATTTGCCCGCGCCGATGACCGCCTGCAGATTGCCCTTAACCCGCGCCAACACAACTTTGCCCCCGGCTTCCAGCACCCTGGGGAAGATTTCATCGGTTTGGGAACCGAGGCGGCTAATGCGGTCTAAAAAATTGTCTGGGAGAAGAATTGTGCATTTAGCCACTGCTGTTCACCGCCTTTCCAAAAACCTCCCAATATAGATTCCGCCCGCGCACATTCTCTGCGGAGATAATATTGTAACGGGCTCCGCCACATTCGATAAACATAGTGGTGTCCACCGTCAGGCCGGGAATGACCCGGAAACGGAACAAGGCGGACGCCTCCGCAAACACAGCGTTGTTGCGCCATTTTTCCGTGCTGTTGCGAGGCTCGAAGTAAGCCCGGCCCGTGGCGAGGATGGTGTCGCCGGGAGTGGCGAATCCCTCCGCATCCTTGGCGGGAACGCTTGAATACAGCGAAAAAATGGTATTTAATTTTCCAAAACTCATATGGATTTACTCCAATCCCGATCCAGCCGCAAAAGCCTATCGACCGTATCAAACACCTGTTGCCCGGCCTGTACGTTGTCGTTGAAAAAGCCGCCGGTGCTGCCGTCCCGGCTTTCATAAAAGTGGGACGACAGCATAATCATGGCTTGTTCGGTCGTGGGTGGAATTTTAACCCGGCTCTTCAAATAGTGCCCTTCCGGAATATGTTGGTAGCTTTCGGCGTAAGAAACAGCGGCGGCAATATAACTGAGAATCAAGGCGTCGTCTTCATCGTGTTGCAAAATCAAATTTGCTTTCACTTTTTCTAAAAGACCATTCATTTTTACTGTCACAACCATCGCCTCTTTTCTCGAATTACAGTGCTTTGATCTTTGTGTATAATATTTTTTTAGTGAGAAATTTGATATATCACTTCTTTTGTGCTATACTTTGAGTTGTCGTACCGGAATTTGTACAAAAACAGTGGAGGACTATCATGTTATTGACACAAGAACAACTTAAAAAACTCAAAAAAACAAACGTCAGTAAAGACGCTGAAAAAACCAAAGAACGTGTAGAACAGGACTTTAAAGGCGCGTCCAGGGCAGAAAAGAAGGCCGCCGTCGCGCTCACCGGGCAGCAGGCCAACACATTCTACCGCGTGTACAACACAGGCATCATCGGCGCAAGGGTGGTTTTAGCGCTGGCGCAAACTTTGAATGTCTCGCCCTTTTATTACACCGGCGAAGCAGACGAACGGGGCTCGATAGACAGCGAGGTGATCCGCCAGTTCCTTGAGGGGCTTGGATATAAGGCGCTCCTGAAAGAATTGGAAGAAGCGCCGCCCAAACGCAAATACACCAGGAAGCCGAAAGAAGAAACCGAAACTCCCGTACAGGAAGAGGCCCCGGCGGAAGAACCGCAAGCCCTCGTGGAGACGCCTGCAGAATGCGATGAGGCCGACATGGAAGAGGCGCTGGAGGTTATGCTGCTGTTCTCCGATGAACCGGATATGAAAAAGGCTGTCGAAGAACTCAGCGAAACGGAAGCGGTGGAATTGTTGCACACGCTCTTTATCCGCGCGAAAGGCGGCGGCGAGGCGAAGTTCCTGACCGATGTTGTAAAACGCTGCCTGTTGCGATAACGGTTTGAGGTTATAGCCTAGGGCTTGGATTAGAGGTGGAAGCGTAAATGAAGAAGACATTTACTTTTACTTGCGCTTTTTGCGGAATAGAATTTGAATCTGAAAAACCAAACCGGCGTTTTTGCAGCAGGGAGTGTTCCGGCAGGAGTACCGCAAAAGATTTAACCGGACAAGTTTTTGGGAAGTTGACTGCCATCCGGCGGCTGGAAGAAAGCAATATCAGCCACCGGTTGTGGTTGTGTCAATGCGAATGCGGGAATCTCACGAAAGTCCCCATCAACTTTTTGACAAAGGGGCACACAAAAAGCTGCGGTTGCGCCAGAAGAGAAACCGGAAAATGGAAGCCGGAAAAGCATCCGGAATACTTTGAGGAGACAAATGTAATAAGGATTGCCCGTGAGAAACCCTTAATAAGCAACACGAGCGGTTTTCGTGGCGTCCACCAGCATGAGGATGGGAAGTGGATTGCGCGAATCGGGTTTCAAAATAAAAGGATGTATTTGGGGATTTTTAAAACATTTGAGGAAGCCGTAAAAGCCCGGCTTGAAGCCGAGGATGTTTACTACAAACCTATTCTTGAAAAGTACAAGGAAGAAATCGGCGCTGGAAAAAAATAACGTTCCAGCGCCGTTCCTTCTACACAGATCACCGCTGCCTCTCTTTTATGCCTTGATTTTGAGAATCTGCACCGCCTCGGCCAGCAGCAGCTTACCGTCCACGCGCTCTTTGGCGAGGAAAGCCACCATGCCGTTACCGGCGAACAGTTCCTTGAGCTCCGCGAAAGAGCGGGTGCCCCTGTCGCCGATGTTGTAATAGCGGTAGTCGCCGAAGGCCAGCGCCGGGTTTCCGGTTGCCGCCAGCGGCATATATGCAGAGGTGTGAATGGAGTAACCCACCAGACGGTCGGGCTCTCCGGCCTGATAAGAAGGCTGCCAGAGGTAGGCCCCGTTGCCGTCCTTGAGCTTGCGGATGGCAGCAAGTGTCTGGTCGTTGACGATGAACGCGGCGTTCTTGCGGTAGGGGCGCTTCAGGGCGTAGACGAGGTTCAGAATCTCGTCCGAGGTGATGTTCGCCCCAGCCGTGGTCACGCCGACCTGCCCGCCGCCGGTCGTCGCCAGCAGGCCCAGCGGTTTGTGGCTGCCGTCGCCGTTGAGAAACGCGTCCTCCTCTGCGTTGGCCAGTGCCATCGTGAACTGGGTGAGGATGTAGTTTTCGAGGTTGAACGCGTTGTCGTAGAGCAGCTCCTCCGTAACCTTGACCGCCACGTGGAGCTTGTAGGCGTCCATGACGATCTGCCCGAAGGTGGCGTCGCCGAAGGTCAGCGCGCCGCCCTCCTCGATCCACGCGGCGGCGGGTTTTGTACCGGCGAGGTTGATCTTGTGCTCGCCGCTGGTGCGGATCGTAGTGCCCAACTTGCGCATGACGTTTTCCTCGTTCAGGCCGTCGATGAGCCGACGGTCATACTCCTCCGGCACCAAATATCCGCCGCTCTCGTCGATACCCACCTGCAGCACGTCGTTCACCTGACGGAAATTGGAACGCAGGGCGTTCAGCATGGCCTGTTTGTACTCGGAGCTTGCGCGGCCTGTGCGATTCTCCCCAACAGACGCGGCAGGATTGCCGGTGATGGGCGCGGAGGTGGGCTGCGTCAGGCTGTTTTCAATCGAAACCAGCTTGCTCTCCCGCTCGATTTCTTTTGTAAGCGCCTGAATATCCGCTTCCATTTTGTTGTAAGCGGTTTCGTCTTCAGCGGACAAAACGTCCGACAGGTTGTGTTTTGCGTCCAAAAAGGCACGGGTGGAACTGACGAGGGTGTTGCGTTTGTTGTAGAGTTCCATCAGTTTAGTCATTGAGAAGTACCTCCCATATTTAATAAGTTTTGTTTTCGGGCAGGAAACTTTTATTCCGCAGAAGCCTCGCCCGAATTGCCAGCGGGCGCTGCCCGCCCTCCTGATAATAAGTTAAGCCGCGCGTAGCACGACTGTACGGTTGTTTGCGGCGAAGCGTTGTCCATGGGCGGGGCCTTTTCGTTTTCAATCAAACCGTCGGCAAAACCCAAAGCGATGGCGTAATGCGCGTCCATCGGCTCTTCCAAATCCATCAAGCGGCTGAGTTTCGCCCGGGGCAGCCCCGTCCGTATCTCGTAGGCGTTGATGATGGATTCCTTTACCGCGTCGAGCATGGCACCGGCTTTTCGCATATCCTCCTTGTCGCCGATTGCTACCGTCCACGGGTTGTGAATGAGCATCATGGCTGTGGGTGACATCAACACCTTTGTCCCGGCCATCGCCACCACCGTGGCCGCCGAAGCGCAGAGCCCGTAGACCTTGACGGTGACGTCTCCGCGATAGTCCATCAGCATGGCATACATTTCAGCGGCGGCGAAGACGTCCCCGCCGGGGCTTGATATCCAAAGCGTAATATCGCCCGCCCCGCTGAAAAGTTCATCGCGGAATTGCTGGGGCGTGATTTCGTTCCCAAACCACAAATCACCGGCGATCTCCGCGTCAATAAACAGCTCGCGCTCACCCGTGGTCTCGTCACGGGCAAAGTTCCAGAAGCGGCGAACCGTCGTTTTGTCTTTTTTATCATTCATTTAATTCGAATCCTCCTTATTCGGCTGTATTTTATACGCCGCGCCAATATCTTTTAACAAAATTGCCGCGCCGTTCACGAAATGAAAGTCGCCGCCCTCTTCCTTCGGGACAAGGTTCATCTCCTCAAGGCCCCGCACATCGTTGACCGAAAAGAAACCGTTCCGAAGCCCGATGGCGTAACCCTCCATGCGAGATTTGTAGTCGCCGCGCAGCAGACCGTCCACAGCAAATTTGATAATAAAACGCCCCTGCTCCCAAGGGGGCAAGAGCGATGTTTCAAATGCCTGTTCCAACCGCCGCACCCAGGGCATCAGCGTGAATTTGACGAAACTGAGGGACTGGTGCTCAATATTACTGAAGGTCGCGTGTTCCAGATCGCCCACCAGATGGAGCGGCACCCGGTAGATGCGCGCGATTTCTTCCAGTTGATACCGCCGTGTTTCCAAAAACTGGGCTTCGTTGGGCGGAATGCTGATGGGATTGAACTTAGCCCCTTCCTCAAGGATCGCAATCCGGTGGGCGTTGTCCGAACCCCGGTACCCGGCGTTCCATGTCTCTTTTAGCCGGGTGATGTCTTTGACCGTGTTCGGAAACTCCAATACGCCGCCGGGATTCGCGCCGTTTTTGAAAAACGCGCTGCCGTACTCCTCTGTTGCCAGCGCCATGCCGATGCTGTTTTTGGCGAGGGCAATGGGCGAATATCCGAGGATTCCATCAAAGCCAAGCCCCGGAACGTGCAGCACATTGAGCCGCGACAGCTTCACCTGACCGTTGTCGGAATCGTAGAGGTACCGCAGTTCGCCGCTCTTGCGCTCCACGCCCATATTACAGGGCAGCAGCGGGTAGAGCGCCACAGGATACCCCCGCCCGTCGCGGATGATCTGGGCGTAGAAGTTGCCGTATATCAAAAGGTGCGTCAGCGCCGTCTCTATAAATGTATAGGCGGTCATTTCCTGATTCGGCGCGAGGTGCAGGAGGTTATACAGCGGGTGCGCTTTGGCGCGGGCCTTGTCGCCGTTGTCTTTTTCCTCGAAAACGTGCAGAGGCAGCGACGCCACGGCCTCGCTGATGACCTTAACGCAGGCGAACACCGCTGTGGTCTGCATCGCTGTGCGCTCCGTCACCGTCTTGCCGCTGGAGGTGCCGCCGAAACCGAACAGGAACCGCCCGAAACCGCTGTCCAGCCGGTCTTGCGGTTTGTCGCGCGAGCGAAAGAACCGTTTTCCCATAAACCCACCCCTTAATCATCCAAATTGAGCCATAAAATCCCCCGGCTGTCATACACGCTCTCGGTTACCGTGTTGCCGCAGCGGACGGCGCGGTCGAGGGCCATCACCAGAGCAACGATGCCGTCTATTTTTTCACTGGACTTCTCTTTATCCGGCTTAATATTCCCAGCCGGGTCCTGCCGGACGAAGATGTTGTCCGCCATCCAGCGCAGTATCTCGTTGCCGCCGTGGGCCATCTGCCGTGTCAATACAAGCCGCATCAACTCTTTCGTCGGCGGCGACATGGACGCGAAACCCTGCCCGAAGGGCACCACGGTAAAACCCAGCCGCTCCAGATTCTGCGACATCTGCGTCGCGCCCCAGCGGTCGTAGGCGATCTCGCGGATATGGAAGCGGACGCCCAGTTCGTCGATGAATTTCTCGATAAAGGCATAATCCACCACATTGCCCTCGGTGGTTTTGAGCAGGCCTTTTTTCACCCAGACGTCATAGGGCACGCTGTCTTTTTTAACGCGTTGCGCCACCGTATCCTCCGGCAGCCAGAAATATGGCAGGATGGAATAAACATCTTCATCGTCAACCGGCGGGAAGGCCAGCACCAGCGCCGTGACGTCGTTTGTGGAGGATAAGTCCAGCCCAGCGTAACAGACGCGCCCCTCCAGAGATTTTTCATCCACTGTGAAATCGCATTTGTCCCAGGCCTTCATCGGCATCCAGCGGACGGACTGTTTTACCCACTGGCAGAGCCGCAGCTGCCGGAAGCTGTTCTCTTCGGCGGGGTTCTGTTTCGCCGATTCACAGGCGGCGCGGACTTTTTCAATATCCACCGTTACATTCAGCGACGGGTTTGCCTTGCGCCAGACCTCCTCGCTCGTCCAGTCCTCCTCCATTCCCGCGCCATAAATGACGGGATAATAGGTGGGGTCGGCTTTTGTGCCGTTTAAAATGGCGTCGGCCTTCTGGTGTTGTTCATAGCAGACCGACTGGGTGTCGGAGCCCGCTGTGGTGATGAGGAAGAACAGCGGCTGACGGCGGGCGTCGCCAGAACCCTTCGTCATAACATCAAACAATTTCCGGTTCGGCTGGGTATGGAGCTCGTCGAAGACAAGGCCCGATATACTGAAGCCGTGCTTGCTGTAGGCCTCGGCGGACAGCACCTGATAGACGCTGTTGGTAGGCTTGAACACGAGCCGTTTCTGGGATTCGAGGATTTTCACCCGCTTGGACAGCGCGGGTGACAGCCGCACCATATCGGCGGCCACCGAAAACACGATGCCCGCTTGTTGCCGGTCGGCGGCGCAGCCGTAGACCTCGGCGCGCTGCTCGCCATCGGCGCAGAGCAGGTACAGCGCGACGGCGGCGGCCAGCTCGCTCTTGCCGTTTTTCTTCGAAACCTCGATGTAGGCCGTGTTAAGCTGCCGCGTCCCGTCTTCTTTAACCACGCCGAAGAGATCCCGGATGATGGTCTCCTGCCACGGCAGCAGCTTGAAGAGCTTCCCCGCCCATTCTCCTTTGGTGTGGCAGAGGTTTTCGATGAAGGTCACGGCGCGGTCGGCTTTCGTTTTGTCGTAATGGGATGTTGCAAGCATGAATTTTGTGGGTTTGTAGTTCACGGGCGGCCTCCTTATAAAAAAACACAACGACCTAAAAAATGATCGTTGCGTTGCTTTTTACGGGAAATTATGATACAATCGAAAAAAATGATGGGGTGTGTTTTGCAGATGTGGACAAATATCGGAAGCTATATTGGTGAAATAATAGCTGCAGTAATTGCATCGGGAATAACTGCATTAGCGGCCTATCTTTTTACGCAATTCAAAAAACGGCGTAGCGCGGGCAAAGACAAAGAAAAACTTGTGAAAACAATTGAGGAATGTGGTTTTGAACAAATTTATCCGCGGGGAAAAAATGTAGAAACTGTAGAGCAGGCAATCTGCGAAGCAAATGAGTTATGCTTAATAACAATTAGCGGCAGAGGTTTTACTGAAGATTTTTGGGAAAAAATAAAAGACCGCTTGATTAAATATCCTACATTTAAAATGAGGATTATTTGGTGCGATCCAAATTCTGAGTTTATTTCAGACCTCGAACTGATAGAGGGCAGAGATAAAAATTATTTTGAACATAGAAACGATGGTACGCGTTCAGCTCTTCGGTCAATCGAAAAAATAGTGTCTCCGAATAAGATGAATGACAGCGAACATTTTTATAGTTTTCAATGCTTTAACACCGAATTCAGAAATTCATATATTATTGTTAAAAAGCGAAATCAAGCACAAGATATTTTTTGCGCTTGGTGTTCTTTATCAATGCCTACCGTCAACGATGAAAGGTTACGTATTGCAACAAATTCACCAATGTTTGAATTTAATGCTGAGATAAGCAAATTAACATATGACCATTTCAATCATCTGTGGAGGCAATGCGAAGAGAGAAAAACAACTGTATAGAACGGAATAAAGATGGCTCCCGAAAACGCCTATATATATATTGTATAGGGAACAGCCCCGTTTCCGGGGCCGTTCTGTTGTTTAATTTTAGCTGAATTTGGCGAGGATGACTGCCAGCACCTTTCGCACCTCGTCATCGGCACAATCCCGGTCGAGGCCGCGATCCCAATTATATAAATCTTTGTCGCTGCCGAGCTTGCGGATGGTGAGCTTGCTCACGGGCCCGCCATTTATGCCGTGCTCCGAGCCGGTATCATACACTTTCGCCCAGTAGCTATAGATGTTCCCCGTTTCGGGGCAAGAGATGGTTGCATTGTGCCACATTCTTTTCGCCTCCTCAATCTTCCTTGATTAAAATGAAATCTTTTTCGTTGAAACCTTCCGAAATCACAAAGGCCTTTGCCGTTTCGTAATCCGGGGCCGATACGTTGCCAGCGTCCACCGCGCGGTCGTTTTCATTGATGTACACCTTGAATACCATGTCTGCGCCCTCCTGAAAAAGTGTGGTGTTTGTTTCGCTATACACATATTAGCATACCATTCAATGAAAAGCAAGTTCTTTTTCAGAATAACCATGACAGTCTTTCAATGCAAATAGCGGCATGGAATTGTACAGATTATGACTCTGCCGCTTTCCTTGAACCGTGCTTGGCCTGCCATCTGGCTTTGCTCTCAGGTGTGGCAAATGCTGAATCCCCAGATAAATTCCGAAGGAGCGTCTTCCTGTTGGTTTTATTGGCGGCGTCATTCAGCCCGATTTTCACGCACAGCGTCCGCATGGCAAACTTGCCGTTTTCCGGCAGGCCTTTGTCCTTCGCCGTGACGCGCTTGGCTTTCTTGGCGAAACCCACCGCTGCGCAGAGGAATGCCTCCCAGGCCGCGAGGATATTGCCGTCTATCCCGAATCTGAACCACTCAAACTTGACCGTGCTGTCGGTGAATTCAATCGGCAGCGCGTTGTCGGCGGGAGCGGGCCCGTACCAGCCGCCGGGGTTTTCGGGGCTGTAGTCGTCAGTCGGCGCGTACCAGAACGCGTCCTCGCCGATAGCGGCGTTGATAAGCGCCGCCTTGCCTTGCAGCAGCGCAGCAAGGTTTTCTTTCGCCAGCGTAAGGTCGCCGCAGGAGGTGAAGGGCACCTCGATTGTGATGGTGTCTGGCACGTCGCTGGCTTGCATACCGTCCTCGCCGACTGGGTCGCGGCGGGTGCGCCCATGCCCAAATTCTTCCCGCCCGTCCATTTTCAAATCCTCAAAAGCAGGTTCGCTTTCAAGGTAGCTGCTGACAAGCGCGCTGTGTTGCTCGTAGTGCTTTTTCAGCCCGACGGAAATGTCCGCCGCGTTCAGCGGTTCGTCCGCCGAGCCGATCCAAGCGTGGTAATAGCCGTTTAACAAAACCGCGTCGCCATCAAGAGCGGCGATTTCCGCAAGCCGCGCCTTTTGTTCCGCGTCGAAAACCGGCTCCTCTTCTTGGCTGTCAACCGGGAAGAAATCCTCCGTAAACCAGCTCCGCTTACCTTTCGGCGTTACCTGCTGCCATACGGCGAGGTAGGCGATGCCCTCGTTGAGCAGGTCTCTTTTCTCCCTTGCAACTTCGATAATTTTCATGTCTGTTTCCTCCGTTTTTCCTTGATGTCAAAGGGTTTAGAGCACGTCCTCGCCCTTTGCAGTGTCCATATTACAATTACTTTTGATATATATCAAGATGATAAAACGGAGAATAACGGGCTGCAAAATGTTGCTTATCCGGCCATGTTACACAGTCGCCATAGCCTCCTCAAACGATAATATTTTCCCGTCCCGTTCCACGGCGACGTCCACGTCGGGGGAATGCTCGCGGAAACGCTTCACGCAGACCGAGGCGTAAACGGGATCGATTTCCATGCCGTAACAGACCCTGTCGGTCTGCTCGCACAGAATCCCCGTTGAAAAAGACCCACTGAACGGGTCGAATACGATGCTGTTCGGGCTGCTGCTGTTGTTCAGCGGGATCGCCAGCAGCGGTATGGGCTTGATTGTCGGGTGAAGCTCGTTCTTAGCAGGTTTGTCGCAATGCCAGACCGTGGACTGTTTCGCGTCGCCCTGCCATTTGTGTTTCCCCGTTTTCTTCCAGCCGTAGAGACAGACCTCGTGACCCCATTTGTAGTCCGAGCGCCCGAATGTAAAGTTGTTTTTCACCCATATGCAATTGCTTGCCAGCTTGAAGCCCGCGTCGTCAAAGGCCCGGCGGAAAATCAGCCCCTTGCTGTCGGCATAGAAAACGTAAATCGACGCGTCGTCAGCCATGACCGATTCCATCTGCCGGAACGCCGCCAGCAAGAAGTCATACGCGGCAGCGTCGTTCAAGTCGTCATTTTTGATCGTCCCGGCTTTGCCTTGATAGGCGACCATATACGGAGGATCGGTCAGCACGAGATTAGCCCTTTTGCCGTCCATCAGCCGCGTTACGTCCTCGCCCTTGGTAGCGTCGCCGACCAGAAGCCGGTGCCGCCCAAGACGCCATAAGTCCCCGGGCATAGCGAAAGGCGGCTCTTTCGCCGCCTTATCAATATTGAAATCATCGTCTGTAATCTCCTGCGTGTCCGTATCATGGAACATTCTTTCCAGTTCGTCTATGGAAAAACCCGTGAGCGTCGCGTCGAAACCGTCGCCGCCGAGGTCTTTCAGCAGATCGGTGAGCAGCGGAATGTCAAATTCGCCGCCGATTTTGTTCAAAGCCACATTCAGAACCTTTTCGCGGCTGTCATCCAAATCAAGGACGACGCAGTCAATTTCGGTATGACCGAGGTCGCGGAGAATCTTGAACCGCTGATGGCCGCCGACGATGTTGCCGCTGCGTTCGTTCCATATGATGGGCTCGACGTAGCCGAATTCCTCAATCGACCGTTTCAGCTTCTGATATTCTGCATCAGTAGGTTTCAGATCTTTGCGCGGGTTGTATTTCGCAGGCTTCAGTCGTTCGACTGATATCTTTTGTATGTTCATAGAATCAACCCCATTTCTGAAAGCGATATATCCTGGCCATCGCGCTCTAAATATATTTCCGCGTCCGGCGCGAAAGAATGAAAGCGCTTCACCGTTATATCGCAATATTCCGGCAGCAATTCCATCGCATAACAGCGGCGCTCCGTCTGTTCGCAAGCGATGAGCGTTGTGCCGGAGCCGCAGAAAGGTTCAAGCACGATATTGTTTTTATCGCTGTGCATCTTCACGCAGCGCCAGGGCAGTTCCACGGGAAAAGTGGCGCGATGCGCCTTCGGGTCCCTGCTGCCCTGCACGGAGATGATGCGCCACATGGAGGAATAACCCCACTCCCGCCGTTCCTGCTTGGAGAGCCGTTTCACAAACTTGTAGTTACTGTTGGCAAAAGCCGTAATAAAACTGTGCTCCGAGACGTCGGTTTCCTCACCCTGTTCGCCCCCGGCGTTTGCGCCGGTTGCGAATGCGGCGACGTACTCCGCGTCGCCTATGGGTTTATTCGTAGCCAAATGGTAGGGCGCGTTGGATGAAAGCGCTTGCCGCTTTTTGTCCCATATCCGCACCCACAGGGGACGGAAACCGTTGTCGGCGAACATCTGCACCGAGTAGGCGAAGGTCGGCTCTATGAACTGGCTGCCCGTACTGAACAGGTCGCCGATGTTGTAACAGACGGTACCGGCGTGGCGGCAGATGTTTTTGATCGCCGGGCGCATGGTCTCAAACCACGGCTCCAAACCTTTCTTCTCATACTCTTTGCCGACACCATATGGAGGCGACGTGACGCAGAGTTGCGCCCGCTGGCCGTTCATCAGACGGGCGAAATCTTCGGCGCTGGTGCTGTCCCCGCAAGAAAGCCGGTGTCCGCCGAGGAGCCACACGTCCCCGGCCCGCGTAACCGCGCCGCCGCTGTCCGCCACTTCCTTTTTTGCCTTTTCCTCGTTGAAATCATCCTGCTTACAGCCCTTGGGCGAAAGCAACGCGTCGATTTCGTCTATGTCGAAGCCGGTTAATTCCACGTCAAAGCCCACCGCATCGATGTCAGAAATGAGGCCGGATAAAATATCCTCGTCCCACTCCGACAGTTCGTTCAGCTTGTTGTCCACAATCACATAGGCGTCTGCCGCCGCGCCGGACAGAGGCAGCACAATCACCGGCGCTTCGGCCAGACCCATCTGTTCGGCGGCCTTGCAACGGGCGTGCCCCGCGAGGATACGGAAATCCGCGTCGCATAAAATCGGGCTTGTGAAGCCGTAGGTTTCAATTGATGAGACGAGCTTCTTTATCAGGCTGTCAGGATGGCGGCGCGGGTTCTTCGGATGCGGTTTCAAGTCCACAAGTGGTTTGGTTATTATCTCTTTGGAAAACTCCATATTGTTCACGCTCCTTACAACTTGCCCGACAGCAGTTTCTCCATCGGGTCTTCAAAGCCCGGCAGGCCGCCGAAGGCCTCGGTGGAATTTGCCTTGACCGCGCTCTCGATTACGAAATACATCTGATTGACGATGCGCAGCCTGTCCTGCGCGGCTTTTTCTATCGGGTTCAACACCAGGGTGCCCTTGTCGTTCTTTGCCACAAAGCCGATGCGGGATATCATGCGTTCCAACTGGGCGTACCGGGCCTGCTGCATAGCGAAATTCTGTAAGTACGACGGCTGAAACAAATGCTCGCACTTCCGCTCGGCGAGCCAGGCCCAAAGCTCCTCGTAATATTCCTTCGCGCCAAGCTCCACGCCGGTTTTCTGCGCCTCGGTCAGATATTCCTTGCACTCCGGCACGGTGGGCACTTCGTCCACAGCTTCGGGCTTTTGGATTGTCTTTATTTTGGATTTATGCACGTCGCTTTCGATGGCGGTCTTTAAGTCCCGGCGCGGCCTGCCCGCCCCCGGCCTCGCGCCACCGTGTCCGTTAGCCACCGCGTCGTCACTCCCTTCATATCGTTCGTTTTGCCCTTGCGAGGGCAAAAGCTTACTCATTCCGGGGTTCCTCCTCTCCCCACAAAGCTTTACAGCTTTGCGGGGGCCCCGAAAACCCCTCTCTTGAATTTAATATTAAACTTGATTAATCTTGATTTTATTTCAAGATTGTCCGAAAAACTGAAAACGGCCCGGAAGCCGAAAAAGTCAGGAACCACAAGGCTTTGCGGCTTCCGGAGGCCGCTCCGTAATCAAGTTGTTAAAACCTCTTGAAATTGGAAAAACGTGCGGGAGAGGCCACGCCCGCTGCCGGAAGCCTTGATCCACAAGGGTTTCTTAACGCCCCTCGGCTTGAAAAAGCGTGACCCGAATCCTTAATTTCGGACACTTGATTTTTTTATTCAATCTTGAAAAAACAATTCAAAATCAAAAGGGAATTCAAGCCCGCCTGCTGTTGTTCGCTGCCATCGTGATGGCCGAATGGCAACCGTGGCAGAGTGCCCGCAAATTATCCTCGTCGTGGGTGCCGCCCTCGGAGAGCGGCAGGACGTGGTGGACTTCCTTCGCCGGGGTATATCTGCCAGCGGAAAGGCAGTCCTCGCACAAGGGGTGCGCCTTGACATACCGGGCGCGAATCCTACGCCACGTGCTGCCGTAGCGTCTGTTGATGACCGGGTCCCGCTGGTACCGGTTGTAGCGGCGGTTCTCTGTCTGCTTATGTTCCTCGCAGTAGCTGCCGTCCGTAAGGTTCGGGCAGCTGCTGAATTTGCAGGGCGTCTTTGGTCTGGCCGGCATTCCGTTCACTTCCTTTTGCATTTCCAGCAAGTATATTTCCGTCCGGGTATGTAGTTCCAGCTGTCAACCCGTTTACCACAAATATGGCAGGGCGGGTGATACACGGTAAAACCGCGCTTGTTTTTCCCGAAAGGGATTTTATCGCGGACGGCGTCGCTGAGCGCCATCTTGCCAGCCTCCTCCCATGCATAGTAAAAGGCGCCCCCTTTCGGAAGCGCCCTCGTTTGGATACATTTCACCATCTATAGTTTGACATACTTTTGTCAATTTGTCCTGAACTGAGCGGACACTGTATGGACACGGAATGGTCAGCCGCCAAACAGCAGCCGTTCCAGCCGCGCCAGTGCGTTTTGCCGCGTCCTGCGCAGGTGGCGGGCGGAGTAGTTGGTTTCCTCCGCAAGCTCCGTAATCATGCTGGAGCGCACGTCGGAGTATTTATACGTCTCCAGCATCCGCCGCTCGTCCTCCGTCAGCGCCAACCACATCGGCTCGAACCACCGCAGGAAGGTAACGGCCTTTTCGTAGCGTCTGCCCATTTCGGCAATCATGTCCAGCGTATCGACCAGGCGTTCCTCCCCGGCATATGGGTTCCGGGCGCGGGGCAGGCCGTCAAGGCAGGATTGCCGCGGGCTGGTCAGGCTGCCATATTTCTCTTTGACGTCGTTGGGGGTGTTGGCGGCAATCAGCCGCATATCGTCATATTCCCGGATAGCGGCGATGATCCTGTTTGTTTTTTCTGAATAAACCGTCACCGCCCGTCCCTCCTTTCGCCGTCCTCGCAGCCACCCCATGTGACGCGGGTCTGCCTGTCGCCGTCCCGCGTGACGTTCAGCAGTGCTTTGTAATACTCGCTGCCTTTGTTGCCGCACTCCATCGCCGCCCATTTCAGGGCCTGGCGGGAACACACTTTTTCAAGGCGACGTTCGCAGCCTTGGGGGAGCCTCGCGTTTTTCCGGGCCCCGCAGGCCTCGCGCTCCGGGCAGCCGGTACAGATTTCGCAGTTTTCCCGGTTATCGCAGCCTTTGCAGCGTTTTGGGGTATAGTCGCTCGCCGAAACGTCCTGCCGGACATAGCGGCAGTCGGCGCAGCGTATATGTTTTGCCATAGGGGTAGCCTCCATTTCAAGAATTAAGATTTTCTATGATTTTCTTGACCTCTTGAAGCGATGTGACTTTGCAGGCTATGCCCTTTGCGGCGTTGATTTTTCGTAGCGTTGATTCTTGCAGCGTTGTGAGTTTGCCCGAGGGCGTTTTGACCTCGAAGGCCAGAAAACGTCCGTCCAGACAAACGATAATATCGGGGATTCCCGCCGTGCCGTATGCGCCGCCATGGGTTTTCCAGCAGAAGCACCCCGGCACGGTCTTGAGATAACGTAAAATGGCATTAGTTATATCCTTTTCGAGCATATAGCTCCTCCTTTTGCCCACTTTCGGAGCGGTTTCTCCCGGTCTGCTGCCCCGAAAGCCTTGACTCGCCTCATTTTTGCCTAATTTGCCAAGTGTGTGGAACCCTATAATATTTACTCTTTTTTTACGACTCCCGTCGTTTCCCTTTATACCGCAAGGAAATGGAGCGGGTGGGCAAAAGGGGCAAATCACTGGCAAAGCCTGACGCCGCGCCAGATATGGCGGCTGCCGACCTTGTCCCGCGCACGGCAAATCCTGACGTCGGACGCCTCCACGTCCCTGTTGAAGTTGGTCTGCGACATGGCTTTCAAACCGTTCTTGGAACAGTAATCCCGGTATTTTTCGAACATGACCTCCCGGACGCATTCAAAGCCGTCGCCCACTTCGGAACTTTCGTCAAGGAACAGCAGCGCGGAATTGCTCTCGATTTTGTAGCGCTGCAGCTCGCTTGTTGTCCGCTCGGTTTCGCTGAAGACGTAGTTGTTGGAGATAAGCCGCTTCAGGCCCTCCAACGCCCAGAGCAGGACGCCGTCGCGTTCGCAGGAGATGCGCTCCCGGAGATTCGGGTCGCGCTTGTCGGCGGCGACGGATTTCGCGAAACGGATAATCAGCAGGCGGCGGTAGAAGCCCTCCGAGCGGTCGGCGTAGTTCTTCGGCATCTCGTTGCAGGAAAACAGGAACCGCGCGTAGGGCTTGAAGTTGAAGGGGTCTTTGCCTTTCCGCTCGCCGCTGATGTAGTCCTCGCCCGTAAGGGATTTGAACCAGCCGCCGTCGTCTATGGCCTTTGAGGGCAGGTCGGCGAAGATATTCGCCAGCTTGCCGAAGAGCTCCGCCTTGTTGAAACGGTCGCTCAAGCCCTGCCACGGGATATTGCTGACGTTTTCCGAGCCGAGCAGAATATCCTGCGCGATAGAGAGCAGCGTGCTCTTCCCGGCGTTCGCCACGCCCACCAGCACAAAGGCCTTCTGGGCCTTGTTCACGGGAATCAGCAGATAGCCGAAGATCTCCTGTAACAGGTCGTGTTCGCTTTCGGGCAGGACGTCGGAGAGGAACGACAGGAACTGCGGGCACCGGGCGGAGGGGTCGTAGTTCGCGTTGATCTGTACCGTGCTGTAATAGTCGGGCGTATGTTCCCTGAACGAATCGTCCAGCAGGTTATACAGGCCGTTTTTGATGTTGATGATAAACGGGTTCGCGTTGATCTCCCGGATGGGCTTGCAGATGAGCGCGCGCCACTGCCGTTCCGCGTCGGCAATTTCGGCGGATTTCGCGGAACGGGAAACCATAAAAGCGCGTACCGCAGCGAACGCCGCAAGGTCGTCCTTCGGGATATACACGCCGCCGGAATAGAAATAGTAGCTTGCCGCCCCGAAGAACGCGTCCACGTCCTTTGCCATATGGTCGGCCAGCGCGCCGGGCATAAAACGCAGCCCGCCTTTGTCTGTGACTTCATACCAGTCCTGCAGTTCACTGCCCGAGGTCTCGCGGCGGGTCTCCCTGCTGCCGCAGTATTTTTTGTGCGTCTCCCGGTGCAGTTTGACCAGCGGCGTCACGTCGCCCGCCCTGAGGCGGAAGCGTTCCTTCGCGTTATGATTCAGGAGCGTTTCGGCAATGAGCGGCTCGATATTGTAGAGATAGTCCAGCACATAATCTTTCAAAACTTGAATGTTTTCAAGTTGGGTGGGACGAATTTCAAGAGAATTCAAGATTTCAAGCAGGTCGTCCGTAGTCAGGGGCTTGAAAGCCAGCGCCGCCGGGCTCTTGCAGTCGCAGCCGCCCGTTTCCAGCTTCGGGCAGCGGAAACCGCATTCGGTAATTTTATTACAGGTCATAGGCTTCGTGCCGCTCTCCAGAAAATGCGCGATTTTGTCCTGCGTCTCGGCGTAGCTGTAATTCGGATAAGGCTTCGACAGCGCATGAACCGCCTTGCCGCCGCCGTCGAATACGGCGAGGTTCGAAATCATCGCGTACCAGAGAGCTTCGGGCAGTGCTGCGGCGTTGTCCTTACAGTGCCGGATGAAATCACAGCGTTTGCCTACGAGGGTCAGGCCCTTGCGCGTTCCCGCCGCGGGCGTATTCGCCATTGGCGAACAGGTCGGCTCGTCGGGGAGTTGCGGCAACGCCTTTGACAGCTGCTCCTGCGTATAGCGGAGTTCGGGATTGAACTTGACGCAGTCCACCATGACCGGCTCCTGCTTGCAGTGATAAAAGCCCGGCAGACGCAGGACACGGCTTTCGTTGATACAAGAGGGGTCGCCGCCGAAATACACGGCAAGCTGCTTTTGTATGGGACGGAAATTACTGACGGCGGCGTTCTTGACAAGCCAGTAGCAGTGCAGAGACTTGCGGGTCCTGACCACCAGCGACGGCGGCAGCGGGAAGGCTTCGACCTTCGCCCACTGTTCCTCGAAGGAGCCGTCGTCCATCTCGGTGAACTGGGCGTTGATCCGGGTGATCTCGGCGTCGCTGTGGCCGCCGGTATTGATAACAAAAAAGACACCGCGATTCTCCGCGTTATGTTTTTGGAGGGTTTCTACGATCTTCGGGAACTTCCCAGCCTCGCACTCCAGCTTCGCCCCCTGAAAAGCGCCGGTTTTCCGGTCGTCGAACACGCGCAGGCACACCGTGTCGCCGGGTTCAAAGAAACAGGACAAAAACTGCTCCGGCAATACGTTAATCGGTTTTAACATTTTGGGTGAACCTCCTTCATTTTTTCTGTAAATTGCCTGATTTTGATATTCCGCTGCTTTGCCAGGTCAATTTCACGCCGCATCCCCTCGCTGATGTTATCACCGAAAATCCAAAGTTCACGGCAGCCGCGCAGGAGCCGAAGGCCGAAGGACAGCGCCAGTTCCCGCTCGGCGGACTTGTTGTCGTCCATGAATTGTGGCAGATAGCAGTGCGGCGCAATTGGGAAGCAGTTCTGTTCCACGGCGAAACGGCAGTAACACAGGGCATTGACGGTGTTGGTTTCCGTGTCGCCGCGATAGGGCGAGCAGATGTAAACCCGCAGCGGCTCCGGCTTCTTTTTCTGTTCCCTGCGCTCGGAGCGCTCCACGGCTTGCAGGGCGTAATATGCCGTCGGGTCAGAATACCCCGACCCGTTATATCGTTCTCCTCTGTTATATCCCATGATCAAATTCCTCCAACTCTTTCATTTCTCCGAATTTTGTACCGGCGCTCGTCTCGGCGATGATCGGAATATCGCAGTCGGCAAAGGGTTTCTCTTCCATACAGGCCTTGACGAAGGCCGCCGCCTCCGCCGCCCTGTGTGCCGGGACTTCGAACACCAGTTCGTCGTGTATCTGCAGCAGCGGCAGCAGCCACGGCCTGTCGGGCAGGCCCGCTAGTATCCGCGCCATCGCCAGTTTGAGCAGATCCGCCGCCGTGCCCTGTATGGGTGTGTTCAATGCGCAGCGCTCGGCGAAGCTGCGCCTGTTCCAGTTCTGCGAACAGATATCGGGCAGGTAACGCCGCCGACCGAGCCATGTTTCCGTATAGCGGTCATACTTCGCGTCCGCGACGGTCATCCTCTGCCACGCGCCAAGCCTCGGATATCCGGCCTTGAGGTTGGCGATGATCCGCTCGCATTGTTCCAGAGAAACATTCAGCCCGGCCTTGAATTTCAGGGTGCGCTGCAGCCCGCGCGGGAACAGACCGTAAAAGGTACCGAAATTGACGTTCTTGGCGATGGTGCGCTGTTCTTTGTTGTGCTCTCCGGGACCGAAGATGACAGAAGCGGTCTGGTCATGAATGTCGCCGCCCGTGCGGTAGGTCTCCAGCATCTTCTCATCCCGGCAGTAGAGCGCGCCGATGCGGAGCTCGATTTGCGACAGATCGGCGGAGAGCAGCAGCTTGCCATCCGGGGCGATAAAGAAATTACGGACGCCGACGTCATCTGCTCCGCTCCTCGGCATATTTTGCAGATTCGGATTCCGCGCCGCGAAGCGCCCCGTTTCCGTTGTCAGCGGCAGAAGGTCGGCGTGAATCCTGCCCGTAGCCGGGGAGATATGTTTTTGGTATCCTTCGATGTAGGTACTGTACACCTTGCCAAGCTTGCGGTACTCCTGTACCAGCCTGAACAGCGGCGCAAGCTCCGGGCGGTACTGTTCACACCATTCGGCGAGCAAGACCATCGTCTCGTCGTCAGCGGCCTCCTGATACTTGGTTGTCGTTTTCACCACGGGAAGGCCGAGGTCTTTGTAGAGATATTTCTTGAACGCTAAGGTCGAGCAGTTCGCCCCGATGTTCACGTCACCGATGATAAAAGCGATCTCTTCCTTGAGCTCCGCCAGCCGGGTTTTACACCATGCGGATTTCGCTGCCATCAACTCCGCGTCCGCCAGCAGGCCGTTTGCCTTCATAACCCCACAGTAGACGGCTGTTGGGCTTTCGATATGCTCTACAATCCAGCGGTGTTTCGGCAGCCATTGATCAAACCAGCGATTAAAAATGTAATACAATTGCAGGGCGTAATCACTGTCGGAGCAGGCGTAGCGGACAGTTTCCGGGTCATAGGGGTCCAGTTCGTCAAAACGCCGCCCCGCCGTGACCTCGCCGAAGGTCGGGAGCTCCACGCCCAGCAGTTCCGGCACGAGAGTTTTCAGGCCGCTGTCGGCAAGGGCGCGGAAACCCGTGTCGCCTTTGGCTGTCAGCTGCGCAGCGGCGATGGTGTCGTAGACAGGTTCCCGGACAACGATGCCGCGGGCATAGAGGAAGGCCGCCTCAAAGGCCAGATTGTGCGCTATCTTTTTTACGGACGGATCGGCGAAAAGCCCGTCGAGATATTCCCACAGCGCGGGGATGTCCTCGCAGTTGCCGCCGGTGATATGATTCAGCGGGACATAAATTCCGGTATCCGCTTCCACGCTGAAGCTGATTCCGGCGATGTGGGCTTTGTGCGGGTCCAGCGCGGCCTTATCCTCATCGCGATACAGCATATCGGGCGCGGTTTCGAAGTCAAAGGCTATAATTTTTGCGTCGCCGATATATTCTTTGATTTCATGGAAATCAGTCACGCATTTATACATGATATTGTCCTTTCCGCCGGAGCGCGGGAGCGGGCCCGTCTTATTGGGCCGCGCTCCCGGCCTCGACTGTTGGTTTACTTCTCGCGTGAATTGCTGCATGAACTGCGTTCATACTCATTCACGAATGCGAACTGCTGTGTGAATTTGAAAATTCACACTCGTTCACATACTTCACCCGTTTCGGGGTCAAAATCGGGCGTATCGTCGGTCGTCGCGGCGTCGGTCTCAAAGCCGATGGATGACGCATACTGCTTGATCTGCTCCGCCAGCGGCACGATTACCGTGTTTTCCTCCGCCGTCAGATCCCGGTCAAAACTGAACGCGGCCTGGCTGTAGGCGATGCCGCCCGCGTTGGTGACCTTTTTCAGGGTGAAGCGCGTGACGACGGTATTTGTTTTTTTGCCCTTGGAAAGCTGGGTCTTGACATATTTCGTGAAAGCCTTTAAACTGCCGGTGGGCAGGGACAGCAGGATCGGGAACATCTCACCCTCCCGCAGGATGTACACGCGGCGCTTGTTCTTACAGGCCTTCGCGCCGTTTTCGCCGGAGCCGAACTGGTTAAACGGACAGGCTTTGCAATTACCGCCGGGTTCGCCGGAGCCGGTGAGACCGTCGTAGCTGCCGCAGTCGGGGGGATTCGAGCCGCCCGTGTACTTCGTGGCGTAGTAGGCGTTGAGCGGGTGGTGGTACAGGATGACGCCGGAAAAGTCCTTGACCGTCTCCGTGTCGTCGCCCTCGGTGGGCAGCTCATACATCGTCGCGCCGCCGGAGGGAATCTTGATCCGCTCGAAGCCGATATCCAGGCCGTCCAGCTCGTCGCTAACCAACTGCGAGAAGTCGTAGCCTGCCAGAGCGAGGTAGCCGCTGCTGTTTTGTACCGCAAGCGCGGCGTCTTCTTTTTTCTTTGCCATTGTGTTTTCCTCCGTAATAATTAAGATTTTTTGTTGGATTTTGCCGTCGCCTTGGCGACTCGTACCGTGGTTTTGTCATAGGTGCTGATTTTCCCGGAAAGCCAGTCCGGGAGCGCGTCGTCGTTCTGTTCGATGAGGTCGTTGATTGTTGAAGAGAGCGTGTTTGCGTTCACGGTCTCGGTGATGATGTCGCCGTAGCCGTTTTCCCGGAGTGCGGCGTACAGGCTCTCCTTGTCACCGGCTAGCGGTGACGCGAAGGTGCGGGTCGAGAGCGAATAGGTGAAGCCCGAATGCGTGAAGGACGGCAGTTCGTTGTCCGTCATCAGCGCGGACAGCTCGCCCGTGACCTTTTCGATCTCGCCGTTCAGAAATTTGACTTCTTCCTCCACGTCTTTCTTCGTGTCCCGGAGGTCTTTCAGCTTCGCGGCGAGACTGAGAATTTGTTTGTCCATAATGTGATTTCCTTTCATTGAAACGGGTTCATGCCGTCTCGGTAATCGTCAATGAGCGTTTTGGCGAGGTCTGCTTTGTCGCCCAGCGCTTTGAGCACTTTTTCGTCCACGGTGCTCTTGGCAATAATGTGGTAATACGTACAGTGCGAGATCTGACCCACGCGGTGGATACGGGCGCGGGTCTGCTCGTAGTCGCTCATGGAATAATTGGTGCTGTAAAAAACAAGGGTACTGGCGGCGGTCAAGGTGATGCCGAGCCCTGCCGTGCTGATCTGCCCCACGAACACGGTGACGTCCGGCTCCTCCTGGAAGCGCCGCACCTGTTCGGAGCGGTCTTTGGTCTCCCCGCTGATGGCGGAATAACCGATGCCACGCTTTTCGAGCAGCGCCTTGATCGCTGTTATTTCAGGGATAAATCGGGCGATGACGACCATCTTCTGGCCGCTCTCCTGCGCTGTTTCGATGAGGTCGGCGAGGGCGTTCAGCTTCGCGGCGCTGACAGGCTGCGGCTTGGCGTTTTCATCGCTGCTGAGAAATCCGCCTGTCAGTTGGGACAGCCGGAGCAGGCGGGTCAGTATGTTCGTTGCGGATACATCCTCGCTGCCAAGCTGCGTGTAACTGTCCTTAACGAGCTCGCGGTACAGCTTCGCCGCTGCCGGTTCAAGGTCAACGCCGATGGTTACATCTGTATAGGGAGGCAAATCCAGGCACTCCGCTTTTGTCGCCCTGTACGAAATGGAATGGATTTTGCGTGTGAGCTCCGGCTCCATCGTCCGTTTCAGCACCGGCGTGTGATTGCCATAGCCCGTCATGCTGAAATAGCGGTTACGGAAGCTGTAGAACGAATTTCCGAATACGCTTGGATTCAGGAACTTGAACTGGCTGAAAACGTCCAGAGCCTTGTTGGTCACGGGGGTGCCCGTCAGGGCGAGCTTGTACTTTGCCGACGCGCCCAGCCGGTGCAGGGCCTTGCTGGCGGCGGTATTGTGGGTTTTTATTTTGTGGCTTTCATCGGCAATAATGAGATCGGGCTTCCATGCTGATATTTCTTTTTCGAGCCGCCAGCAGCTTTCATAGTTCACCACCGCTACCTGTAGCGGTTGGCAATACTGCAAAACCGAACTGGTCAGATGCCGGAGGGTATCGGCTTTTTTAGCAAGCGTCCCTGACAGCACAGCGAGGTTGCAATCAAAATCGGCAAAGCGGTTTATTTCGGCCTCCCATACGCCCGTGATGGAAAGCGGCGCGACGACGAGGACGCGCCCGATCAAACCGCGCTGATACAGCGTCCCCATTACGGCGATGGAGGTGAGGGTTTTCCCAGTGCCCATATCCATTAAATAAAAACATCCTTTGGATACGGGTGCGGCGTCACCCCCTTCCGACGCGCCAAAGAGGCGCAGGGCAAAATCGTAGGCTTCGCGCTGGTGTTGATAAGGGGCGGCACGGATGGGCATTGTGTTTTCCATTTGGTTTCCTCCTCGCGGATAAAATAAAAAAATGCCGCAGTACGTTGCCCTGCGGCTCGCGCCCTTTCGGACGCGCTGACGCCTTTCGTGTCGGGATACTTTCTTACCGCCTCCCGATTCGCCCGGGCGGACGCGCCATTACCGTGACGCGCGACGGGTATTCAGTTGTGAACGAGGACTTATTCGCAGTGGCGAATCTTGCTGTTTGCCCTCTACCGTATGGAAATAACAGAACCCCCCTCGCGAAAAGCCTT